CATCATTTCATACTCAATGATGTCTGTCATAATAACAGCATAGTTGTTGATTGGTTCGCATACTACAACATGACCAGTAAGATCATCATGTATTTTTGACTTGACGTTAGTTCCAACTTTGATCATGATGTAATTTGTTTGTTATATACTCATTATAACATCAAAATACCCCCTGTGAAGGGGGTGTGTGACAGTTTATAATAGTGTCCACTTATCGTTGTAAAGGAAAGTCTTGATGTTTAGACTCCAATTCATTAATAAAGAAACGTAGAGTATACCTTGTTTGATTACCATATGATGTGGCAGTATGCCATACATTAGAATCATATGTGACCAGACGATTGTACTGATTTTGTACTCTCATGGTCTCCTCAAACATATTATAATGCTTCTCACATATACTGTCAAGTCCATCAACATGCTCACCAGCATGATACCTTGCAATAGGATCTAAGAACTCATGTTGTTTTATCTTATAATCAGGATCTATTAATTTATAGAATGATGTTCCTGTATCTCTGTCTATATCTTGATTCAGATATATGACACCAGCAGCAAGAGCACCATAAGTTGTATCAAGATGAATAATACCTTGACCATTCTTCTCAATCTTTTGAAACTCCATGTCAACCCTAAACTTAACAGGGTTGTTTAAGTCCCAATAGTATCCAAAGATCTTCTGTAAAATAATATCAAATAACTCTTGATCTAATTCATGTATTTTCTTTTTAGAAGCAACACCAGGATAATTTGTATGACCTGGACTGTTATATTCTGCATTTGTTGCCAAACATAAAACATAATCAGGATCTTCAAGAAAATCATCAACTACAAGAGTTGGAAATAATCTCACTATTGTTTGCCTTTTGGTTTATTTTCCCATATGATATCACCAAAAGAATCCACAACATAAGCATGAATATAATGGTCAGCATCAGGGCACTCTGATTCTAATGGAAACCATGCACCTGCATAAGTGCTTGCTGCTGTTTCTTCATCAAATGAAATAGTATTAAATACCCCACCCTGTTTAATTATGTCTAGTACATAATCATCAACGATAGGTGTATAATATGTCGTTACAGTTGCTTTCTTAGTTGCATCTAAACTATTGTATTTGTCTAGATTAAAATGCACTAATGTCTTTTGATGTCTCTGTGCATATGATGCAACAAGATCAAATACTTGTAGTTCGTTACCTTGTAAGATCATAACTAACTCCCTAGATTATCAATCTCAATTTGACATTGTGCAAGCAACTTATCTAAAAATGCTTTCTTATCTTCTGTAGTGTATTCGGCATCAAAGTGTGACGCTTGAGCAGCCTTGACATTATTATACTCAGTAATAAATGTGTCAAAGTATGCTCTCTCAGTCCAAGACTTAGTAAGCAAGTAATGTGCCATTCTGTCTTTATATCTTTTAAGATAATGTGATGCTAATGGCAAAAACTGATCATCGGTTGCTAGGTAATCTTTGCCTGCATTCTCAGTCTTGTATATTTTATTATAGAAATCAGGTGAGATAGGAAACTTAGTACCCTCAACATTAGTGGAGAATTCTGTTGTTGCAGGTATATCTCTTAATTTCTGTCTGTATGTTGTATACATTGCTTTTGTATCAGCATCAAGTGGAGAGTCACCAACCATTACCCAATCAGTCTCAGTCAATAGAAAATCTCTTGCGAGTCTTACTGATAGTGGAGAAACAGCATTTGCTTTAGCATACATTGCACCGAGTTCATTTTGAAACTCTGTGTTCTCAATGGCATCAATAGCATACCATCCTTCAACTAATTTATCTTTGAATGTGTCAGCAACAGAACTGGCAACCTGTTCCATTTCATAGTCTTTCCATTCGTTAGTATTAGTCTTGAAGTTCATGACATACTTTCTGCGTTTAGCAGTGTATGTGCCATCACTATAATAATAGAATGTAATTAATTTATCTTTATCGGTATCCCATGTAGGATACATTAAGGGAACTAATGTGTCCTTCCAATATGTTTGTGGAATTGGTTTAGGAATACCATTATATGATAATTCCTGTCCAATAACATTTAGTTCAACCTGTAATACTGGTTCGCTTGCCATGTTGCTAGTGTATCTCCGATAGTATTTAGAATGCTTTGATTAAGTACTTACATGTAACATAAGGTGTAATCAAAGGTACGTCATAATCTGGATCAATAGTTGCCTGTGGTTCTATCTTCGTTGTTGATTTCAATGTCATTGTTGCATCACTGCAACCAAGACCAGAACTATATGTGATACTTGGTCCTGTTTCACCTTGTACATTATATTCTAAGAAATCAACAGTATTTCTCTTAATAGCACCAGATGAAGGAACAAATACCAACTCTGTTGTCTTCTCTCTAAAATATATGAACTCACATATACCATAGTGGTCAAAGTCTCCACCAGCAGAATGATCTTGTCCACCCTGTTCAGATCTTTCTTGATACAATCTAATCTTTGTATTCGCTGCTTTGGCAGCTGATGGTAATACAACAGAATAAGTATACCATTTAGTAGCACTTGCTGTACCATCATGTGATTCACCTTGACCACATGCAGGAACAATCATACCACTAAGAGGATCAGTCCTCTCCGCTGATGCGTTGATAATACTATCAATTAGTGTCCAAGTTGTAGAACCTGCTAACTGATATTCTACTACTAAACTTTCTTCTGGTACATCACCACCATTAACACCATTACCCCTACATGCCTTAATACCAAAATAATTTACAGCAGATGTGTCTTGTGCTTTTAATACAATAAATCTATCTCTATTAGTAGATGTACCTGCACCACCAAACTTTACAAAGTTTGTATATGCAGAAGCAGTGCCACCTAATGTTACACCAGTGACAGAAACATTAGAAAATTGAGATGTAATATAAGATCCTCCACCAGCACCATGTAGTAGATAGACATATGGTTGTTCTGTATATCCTGTACCACCGTCTACTAGAGTAACATTAGTGACTGTTCCATTTGTAACTGTCGCTGTTGCTGTGGCGTGACCAGTATTTGCTTGATTATATCCGTTAGCAGTTGTTTGACCATCACTGGATTTACCACCACCACGAAATAGTACTGTTGGTACTTGTGTGTCAGGTAATCTAAAATTACCACCTGTACCTGTACCACTACCATCACTATTAATAGTAACGTCCCATACTGTTGCATTTTGCGATGCTGATTCAATTATATCACCTGTAGTTGTACCAACTGTACCTCCAGTATATCCAGTGATAGTACCGACTCCAATTTTTGCATATCCAGTATCACCATCACTTGTTTGACCAGCATTATTACCACCTGGAACTACACCATCACCACCAGCACCTACAGTTATGTTGATTGTTGCAGGATTTCCTATATCAGACCAAGGAACTGATCCAAACCATTGTGCTCCTGATCCACCTCCACCACCTGCTGCTGTCCACTTATTAGCATTATATTGTACTACAAGTCTAGCAGATCCATCAGTATCGTCATGTGATGATAAGTTACCAGATGAGAAGTAATTACTTTTATATTCAGAAATTCCTTGTTGTCCACCAACACCACCTTGGTGACCACCCCAACCACCAGGAGTTCCACCAGGACCACCTGGTGCACCTCCACCACCATAACCACCGCCTGGACCTAGAGTTCCACCAGAGGAGACACCTCCTCCACCTCCTCCACCGCCACCACCGACGCAACCATACTGTCCACCAGTACCACCAGATCCTGATGATATAGTTCCAGATGAAGATGATTGAAGACCAGTATATAATCCAGCACCGCCAGGATATGCACCACCAGCTTGTCCTGGACTAGTGGCATCTCCACTTCCTTCATTACCATCTGCACCACCGCCACCGCCACCGCCAGCACCAGCGACAATTTGTGTACCTCTTCTCAAACAAGTAACAGCTCCACCACCACCACCATGACTAGATGAATATCCTTGTCCACCATATCCACCATTAGAGTTGAGAGAATTGGTTCCACCATCTCTGAAGAACCCTCCACTACCAACAACAACATTCCAACCAGGACTAGGTGCATTTTTAAAATTAGCACGTTCAGCAGCAGCAAGTTCCAATGTAACTAACGCACCATATCCACCTTGGTTATTCTCTGTATTACTACCTGGTACAACCATATTCTTAACTCTTGTCTCAAAAATGTAATAACCAACTGGTAAATTAAGGGAGATATCTTCCTCTCCTCTACCAGTTGTTGTATTATAGGTTATCTCTCTATTAATTAAATCCGTACCAAAAGCAGGATCACCTGTTGTGGCATTTATTACCCTTATCCAACCAAAATTGTCAGACTCTATCCTTATACTACAATTACCTGCATTAGCAGCAAAAATCCAAAAAGCAGCAGTATGTGTCTGCCATGTACCAAGGTAAGGATCTTCCACATTACTTGCTGGTACTGTTCTGTAGATACCTTTGGTATTCATAAGGGTTGTCCAACCACCAATAGTATTAGAACTTTGTACCCAACTACCTTTTTCAGCAAGTGAATCAGTAATTAGTGCTCCACTAGGATTTTTTAACTCCCATGCTAATGCTGCTGGATTAGTGTACCAATTGTTAGCAGTTCCTCTATTCCATCCAGCACCACCTCTTCCACCCTTAAGTGTAAAATTAACAGATGTTATTCCTCCCGATACACTTGATAAATCCCATGATCCATCAGCAGTAAGAGTTACATCATATGTGCCACTTAATCCACCTAATAATACTCTACAACCATCAGAACCAAAACCAGCTCCACTATTACTAGCAGAAACACCACCAGTACCACCTCCACCTGGATCTGTTGGTTGAGAAGATTCATCAAATTCACCATTTTGTCCCTGTTGACCAGTATTTCCTGATATTGCTCCCGTAGGAGTCAAACTACCAGATTCTGTTGCTGTACCTCCAGCACCACCAATTCCACCAGTAACGCCTTGAGATGCACCACCTTTTTTACCACCACCAGCATTCAAAACTAATGTACCTCCAATAGTTATGGTGCTATCTTGACCATCGTTACCAGCAAATGTGCCAGCTGCTCCTGATCCACCACCTCCAACAAGAGTGTATATTAATTGATCAGGTGCTCCAATAATACTAGAAAGTGCAATACTATATGATCCAGCTCCAACAAATTCAAATTCTTGACTGAAATCATATATTGGTACACCACCAGTAGTCACTTGTCTTCCACCAATTTTAGATGAAGATATGAGTTTTAATAATGTTGGGTTTGGTATTGTTGTTTGAAATTCAAATGAACCAGAATTAGCAGCACCAGATGCAAGATAATACTGATCATCATATGGTATTTCTGAAGTATATCCTGGTTGTTGTTGAAATGAACTACCAGTTGCATTTCCTGCATCAGGTATGTCTTTTAAAGCACCAACATTACCATCACCACCTTTATAATCCATGAAATCATAGGTAGCAATGGTATTATTAGTAATTGGTTGTCTTAATAATGCATGACTATGTTGTAATACAGTACCTGTGGATGGATACCATCTAGAAATTCTACCATTTCTAGATTGATAACCTTGAAGATATCTGTCACCATGACTCTCAGCTGGCCACTCTTGAACACCAGGACGACTATGAAATACTGCATGACTATGTTGGAAAATAGAAGGTAACTTCTTCCTTTCCATAGTTACAGTAACTTTTTGAGAACCTATAATAGTGCAACCAACTGTTTCTACAACATTATCATATCCTGTTGTTGTAATTTTACCTAATGAAAAATAATCATCTTGTATATTTTGATCTAAATACCATGCACCACCTGTTGCACCAACTACCATTGAGATATTACCAATAGTAGGTGAGTTCTGACCAAATACAGGACCATTACCAACTATTTTTTTAGTTACAGTATTTGGAACTTTAAATGTTCCTAGATATTGTTCTCCATAGAAACTCATCACATTAGCAGTTGTGATATTCTGAATAGTACCATTTAATATTCTGACAGAAAATGTAGCACCACTACCACCACTTACAGATACTGTTGGAGCAGATGTATATCCTGAACCTGGATTTGTAATATCTATGTATTGAATAGCACCATTTTCAACTGATTTAACTATAGCAGATGCTTGTACACCACTAGCTAAGTTTGGTGCTGATATTGTTACACTATCAGTTGTTGAATATCCTGATCCACCATTAACTACATCAATACCACTACTCGCTCTTCCTCCATAACGAACTCCAAGTACTTCATATAATGCAGGATAATCTTTAATATCATATTCAGTGCCATCACAATACAGGTATCCATCATGAGTATATGCTGGATCATCACCAGAACCATAAGCATTACCAGAAAAATCCTCTAACCTATGAAGATTAGTTGCTTTATTAATAAACTCATGGTCATATGTATTAGCACCAGATTTCAAGTTTGGTAGGACAGTACCAATTGGTGTAGTATCCTGATAACAATCAGTGTAAAATCCTTTTCTTGTATTTCTATAACTTTGTACCATGATTATATCTTAATTAAATACTCCATTACAATAAATGGTTGAGTTGCGGAATCTATTGATATAGACTTATCTACTCCAATGTCAAATGTTGTTAACAAATTTTCTGGGTCAATTGATATAGCATCAGTCTTCACTTTATATGTATGATCGCCTTTTTCCAGTCTAACTCTATGATTGTGAGCAGTTGGTAAAACACCAGCTTGTATTGGTATATCAATAGTATCTGTTACCTCATTTTCTACATCAGGAATACAAGTTGAACTGACTGCACTTTCATTTGATTGAAGAGGAACAACATCTTCTAATGCACTATTATTAAAATCTGTTGGCATACCAACAGCACCTGCAACATATGTTGCTGGTACTGTTAGATTGACATCAAATCCAGCAGTTCCTGAAGAGTTAGTACATCCAAGTAGCAACCATTGTCTAGTTCTAAATTTTATAGTATTCTGTTCATCAGGTGAACCAGCTAATGTACGTCTATCAACAGTAAATGGTTGGTTATTTAAACAACCATATTCAAACTGAGAACCAGATCCAATACGATAAGGTCCTGTTGAATCTTCAGCAATACAACCACCCCAATAAATTGTCTGAGATCCTACTCCACTACTATATAAAGGTGAACCAGAATCACCAGTACCTTGGTTTGGGTTCCATGCATCTAACAATTTGCATGGTTCTTGTCCACTACCAGGAGGATTTGTAGATTGTTGCAGTGCTTTTGTTGAATTTAACCAATCTTGAATAGGAATAGTAGAAGCATTTTTTAATCCAGTTTGTCCTGCTGCTTTTGGATGATCATTATCTGTTTCTAATATATCTGGTTGAGCTCTCAATCTAGATCTTGCTGAATCAGCAAAATGCATATGTGGATGTATTTGATTCTCCTCCACAGATTCTATCTCTGTATAGTGAGAAGCACCTGCATATGTCCAACTAGGTTTCCCTTTAATTTCAACTTCTTGAGATGGAACATTAATACTTCCAGTATATGTGACAGTAACATTAGTATCTCCAATCGCTGCTTCTGCATCTATACCAACACCAGATCTACTTTTCTCAGTTCCTGTTGTATCATCAATTTTTCTTACATTATTATAGACACCAGCATTTGCACCTGAAGTTGGTTCAGGATATTTAGAACCTAGATCAGGAACCATAAATTGATTATCATTAATAGTTTCAAAATCAGTGCCATCCAAGTTTTTCTTCATAAAAGCGGTATTAGTACCAGTTCCTAAAATAGCAGCAAGTCTGGGATAGTCAGATGCAAAATATTTTGATCCATCACATTTTAGATAACCAGCAGGTAATACTGCTTCATTGTTTGCTTGATCGGGTGTGCCTTCGTATGGAACTGGCCAAGCAATAACTTGTCCAGTTAAATGTCCATACTTTGCTCTTTCTTTGTTGTAGAATACTGCCATTAGTATGCTTTGATAATGAATGTCATTGTTAACGAAGGTTGAGTAGTATCCACTGCTATATTTAATGCATTATCAATACTCTGTGCTGCTAGTGCAGATCCATCAGCATTTACTGCTGTATGAGATGGAGGTCCTACCATAGTTCCTAGTGTCTGACCTATTTCAAAACTACCATGATTATGTGATGAAAATGCTGCTTCTAGTGGATCTTTTGCTGTTGATGATGTATTTAAACTGGTAGGATAAGTACCATCTCTGAACTTTAATCCAAGAGTAGCAGTACCCCAACCAGCTTGAGCTTCAACATCACCTTGACCCATATTTTGATTTAGTGTTATTTCATAGTTACCAATTCCTCCACCACCAATGTATCTTACATTTGTGATACCATAGTTATCTACACTAGTATTAGATGGTTGATATAACTGGAAGGTTGTATTTGCCTGTTGTGCAGCAGCTGGAACACTCATTGTATATGTATTTACACCACTTGGTACAAGATTGGTAGCTGCAAAAATTGGAATTATTTGTCCAATTGATACCCATGTAGCAGATGCAATACCAACATTGTAAGCATCTAAACTATAACGTAATTCTAAATGTTCTCCAGTAGCAGAAATAACGTCTGGAAATTCACCACCATTAGCATTGTTACCTACGAAACAATCTATTTCAAATGAAGTAACACCAGTTGAATTTAAAGGAGCAAATGCAACTGATCTTTCTGAATTATTTGAAGCAGCACCTTGTCCGTCTTCAGAAAACCAAATATAATTCTGTCCTGTATTAAAACCACCACTAGAACCAGTACCAGGACCACTTGCTGCAATTGATACATTACCAACAACACCAAGAAAATTACCAGATTGAGATGTATATGATATAATTTGATTTGCTACTCCAGTTCCACTTCCAAATTTAAGAAGGAAGTTATGACCAGTAGCATTGACATTGAAAGTAATTATATCACCTTCATTAAAAGTGAAATCTCCACCAATTCTAGTAGTAAAAGAACCATTCCTATCGCTACCAGTAAAAATATAATTTGTATTATTTCCATCATCAGTAACATCAATCGTATATGATTGAGTAGCTCCACTAGTGGGATTTATTGTAATAGTCCCTGCCATATTAATATGGTTCAGACAATTATAGTAGAAAACAGTTTGTCCACTATAACCTGCTATTATACCCTCTGTCCAAAGTTTTACAGTTCCGAGAGCATCACCATTACCTGTTACACCGTATGTATTACCACC